TTTATTACGATGCCTTACAGCCCACCATTCAATAATAAGATCAGCATATTCTTTGAGATCGTCAGGAATCATATCTGATTTTATAACTGAATATGTGAAAGGATCTGCATTGCTTGAAACAGTTCCTTTAGGTTTTCTTTTTTTAACGGCACTTTTCATCTTTTGTTTGAGAATTAATCTAATGAACTGAGGAATTTTTAATTCTTCTCCCCTGGCTTCATCCAAATATTCATAAAGATCAGGTTCTAACCAAACACAAACTTTCTTGTTATCCATAAATAATGATGTGTACATTACTGACAGTAGATGATACTTATTTATGTGTCAAGTAGATATTAAAAAAATTCTTCTCTATATCCTATTTAATATATATTTAATAATAAATTATATATTATATATATTATATATATTATATATTTAATAAATTTATTTACTAATTATATATTCTTTTTCTTTTGGTTCTTTTCTTTTTCTTTTTAATGTCATTCATGATATATTAATATGTCATATATATTTACATTCATATCAGTTTTCTGATATATAATTAGGTCAGTTGCTGCTCCTTTGAAAGAATTTACTATTGATGACTCTAAATAGATTTGGGATCGACTCCAAACTTTCATTCAAAGATGTAACGAGTTCCCATCGAGGATGTTTGGGGAGTCAGCGTTCCTTTTCTTAAAAGTCCATAGGTTTTTAAGATTTCATGACGTAATTAACCCTTTCATAAGCAATTAGTTACCTAACACGGGTAGTGTCCCAAGAAAAAAATAGACTATCAGGTTTTTACTTGATAGTCTTTTTATATTATGTTATATATATCTTATATCAATTTATATTTATGAAAACTAAAAGAGACTATGTCAGGTATATGTGTAATTTTACACCTGATCAATATGAAAAATTAAAAGAAAAAAGCGATAGAGACGGAATTCCTATCGCTTATCAAGTTAGAACTGCTGTTAAAGAGTATCAGGATAAAGAAAGTTAATTTTTAGAATATTTACCTTTTTCTATTAACCAATCAAATTTATCAATCATATTTTTACAATTTTGACATTGTAATGCTGACCAGGCTAAATGATATATATGACCTAATTCATTACATTTAGGACATTTGATTGTAGCTCCAGAATATCTCTTACATCTGGAATAACGTGTCATTGGTACAAATTCAGTCATTTTATAGTTATGTAAGGTGTTTGATCATCATATAAATATTTATTCTGATCCCACCAATCATTAATAACATCTTTTCCATTACAGAAAAAGTAACCTTCATCAGATTCTCTACATAGTTCTGTATAGTATTCTGCAAAATAATCATAATAATCTGGTGATAGATTATTATCTTGAGCTATTTCTTTAGCTCTATCAATGCAATGTTCTTCAAATTTTTCATTAATAAAAAGATTGTCAAGTTCGTACATAATTTGATTTGGTAATGGGTTGTCAATAATTTGGTGATTCTCATGAGAATTTCTCATAGTTTTTTTAACTCCTTTTTTGCTTTTGTAATTTTTGTGATTAATTCAACCTTTTCATCAGGATTTTCTATATCTTTAAGTTTGTTGATACATTTTTCTAATTCTGTTTCTAAGGTATCCTTAAACGATTTTAAATCTAAAGCTTCTTGAATATCAGGGATAACAAGTTCATTATAAATTCTGTTATACCATCTATTTGCAGTAGCAGTTGATATTTTAAAATGTGATTCAAAATATTTTATACAACTAGCTCTAGTTTCTTTTTTATCAAGATAATCCTGAGCTAAGTCTTTAGCTTCTTCTTTTGATTCTTCCCATTTATCAGTAGGTAACACTATCTAACCTCCTTAGTTTTTTTTATTGAATAATCTGTCATATTTTTTAGATAGCATTTCTTCATTGCTATTCTTTCTCATAATCTGGCAGGATTTTTCAAAAGGATTTTTATCTATTTGTTTTTGTAAATCTGCAACTTCAATGCAGTGTTTTATTTGTTCCTTTGTAATTAATTCTATTGATAACTCATATTTATAATCTTCATAGTTTTCTTCTTCAAGTTTGTTATTAGTTTCTTGATAAGAGTAAATCCTATATATTTTAGTAGATTGTTCATTCTTTAATTTTTTAATTCTGTCTATGTTATCCCAGTGGATTTGGACAGCTTTGTCATGTTCGGCTTTAATCCATTTTTGTTTTTTGGATTCATTGCCAGATTGTGTTTCATTCATAATTAAAATGATATAAGGTTATGTATTTATGATACCATATTAGTATACTAAAAACAATTATTGGCCTTTAACATGTCTCAAATTAAAAACTTCATTCATGATCACAACATCACCACTAATGAGCAGTTCAAAAAGCACCTAACCAGGATTAATAAACTTTCATCCAATGATAAAAACTTAAACATCCTGGTTAACTTACTTTTAATTAATTTCTTAAGATCTAAGCATTAATTAATTTCTTATTCCTTTTGATCTCTTTTAAAGCTTCAGCACTTGCTGATCCTTTTTCCTGTAACCCATGAAGCAATAAACCGAATCCATTCTTACCTTTATCCAGGTAGCAATGACTATCATCAGTATCTATTGATAAACCTAGTTTTAAAGCTTCATCTTCACTAAATACAACTTTAGAGAATCTCTTAAAATAACCTCTATCGATTAAATAATCATATTTACCACCATAACTAGCCGTAACATATAGATTTTTAGGTATTGATCTATTACTTGGGAAAAATAATAAGCTTTTTGAATAGCAGTAAAAAATTAAATCCTTATTTAATTCGGCTACATTCTTCCATGCTTCAAGATATAAACGATTATAAAAGTCTCCAGATTCATGTATTCTCACCTTTAAAACATTCTTTCTATTACTTTGAATAGAATTATTAATTAAATTAGTTAATCCTTTTAAATCATTCTTTAAAACATAACTATTAATTAAATCAAAATTATATCTTCTACTTTTATAAACGTTCGGATAGCGTAGCTCTTCACTAGCTGCAAAACAAGTGAATAAACTTTCACTACCTCTATTTAATACTCTCTTATCGCCTTTAATAGTTACAAAAGCTTTACAACTATTAGCACCTGGACAAGTTGAACCAGCAGGTAAAGAAAATATCAAAGTATCTTTTGATAATTTTTTATTCCCTTTACTAAATTTAAGTAAGTTCATTTTTTTAATTAAATAATTGAATAAAAAAAAGTAAGTCAATTAAGACTTACTTAATAGGATGATTAACAGATTCATTCTTTAATAAATCATCTTCCTGTATAGAAAATAACTTATTAAATAAAGTTTTATAAAATTCTTCTTTGCTGCTTTTTCCTCTAGCTAGATAATCACTAGATGAATCAATAGCAAGAACAATCGTGTTGTATTCTTCAGCATTTAGAAATTTAGTCATGAGTTTAATTAAATAAGTAAGTAGTTTTAATTCTTAGCTTGTAATAAATCACAAGCTAATTTCACTTTGTGGACTTCACAGTCTATTTTCTGAGATTTTAAGAATGATTGGTCTAATCCACTAACCAAAATAAAACCGAGAGATAAAAATAAAAATAAATTTTTAATCATGATTAATTAAATAATTTAGTGTTAGTTAGTTTGAGTCAGCCTGGAAAGGCTTATTAGTTGAAAAAGGTGTATTTATCTATTAAAGATAATTACACCTGATAGAATTGATTTAGAAAGTACTAGAGGATTAATCTAGAAGTATCTATTATAGAAATCAGGATAAGTCAGAATATGTTTTACTGCTGGTATGTTGTTTGAGTTAACCGCAGTTCTAAACTTATCCCATGCGATCAATGTTAAATCTTCTTTGACTTGTTCGAGACTAGTTCCGAATTGAGCTAGAATGTCGAGAAGTGTTCCTTGTTTCATGAGAAATTAATAAGATGAATTTTCTAGGTACTAGATAAGTTTTATTTCTTATCTATAATATTATTATAGCATAAGAATATATGATTATATAACTTTATGGATTAATATATCAATATCTTAACATTATGTAACATGGGGGTGTAGTTGCAGATTTTTTGCCCCATATTCATACACGGGGAACTTAAATATATTCTGATTAATTTTTTGGTTCTATGCGAATTGCAAGTTCAGGAGCTTGAATGTTGACTGTCTCTACAGATTCGCCTACTACTTTACCTAGGGAGTCTAATATTTGTGCAGCTGTTTGAAGTTGACCTTTTGATATAGCTTTGTTAAAAAGACGCATACGCATAGCCTGTAGTCTAGGAATCATTTTATCTCTTTCTTTTAACCAATCTTGATCATTCCATTCTTTAACTTTATTCCAGTCAGCCCAACCAGTTGTTTCTGATATACCTTCTCTTTGAGAATGTTCTATTACTAATTGTCTGGTTGTTTTACCTTCTAGCTGTCTGGAGTAGAGTCTTTGGCATCTAGCTTCAATTACTGCTCTTGAATTAGTACCTCCTGTGTATTTTTGAACACGAGGTTTACGTTGAGGAGCTGGGAGGTCGTAATTTAGATTGTTAATAAAAGATTCAGCCACGGACTTAGTCTTATAAGGGGGTTAATAACTGAATGATAACCTTAAAAGTGTAAAATGCGAAAAAAAATGAGTAATATTATGAAAAACAGGGATTTATGAGCTTGAATGAGATTAGTTTAAGATATGCACAGGGGGAGGTGTTCAATAGTGATAAAAGATTTAGGTTGTTGGTTGCAGGAAGAAGGTTTGGGAAGTCATATTTATCCTGTATCGAGTTGCTTAGAGGAGCAATCAATAGACCTGGAGAGGTTTATTTTTATTGTGCTCCTACTTATCGTATGGCAAAGGATATTGCATGGAAAGAATTAAAGAGATTAACACCTAAGACATGGATTCAAGCTAAAAATGAAACAGATTTAAGAATTGATTTAATAAATGGGTCAAGTATTGAGTTAAAAGGAACTGAAAATGCTATGGCATTGAGGGGAAGAAGTTTAGCAGGTGTTGTATTGGATGAAGCGGCTTTTATGGAACGAGATGTTTGGGCTGAAGTTATTAGACCTGCATTGGCTGATAAACAAGGTTGGGCATTGTTTATTAGTACACCCGATGGTACTGCGAGTTGGTTTTATGATATGTGGTGTTTTTGTGGTGAACAGGAGTTAGATGATTGGCAGAGATGGAGTTTTACCACGATTGAAGGGGGTAATGTTAAAGCTGAAGAGGTAGAAGCGGCAAGAGGACAATTAGACCCAAGAACATTTAGACAGGAATTTGAAGCTAGTTTTGAAAATTTAACTGGTCTTGTTGCTGTTAGTTTTAGTGATGAAAATATTGACAAGGAAGTACAGGATTTACATATGCTTCCTTTGTTATTGGGTTTAGACTTTAACGTAGACCCTATGGCTGGTATCTGTGCGGTGAAACATAATGATACACTATATGTCTTCGATGAAATTATGCTGACAGGAGGTGCTACCACTTGGGATTTCGCAGAAGAAGTTACAAGAAGGTACGGGGTAGATAGAAGAATTATTGCTTGTCCTGACCCTACGGGTAATGCAAGAAAAACTAGTGGGGTTGGGGTTACAGATCATACGATTTTAAGAAGATCTGGTTTTACTGTTATGAGTCCTAAGAGTCCGTGGAAGATTAGAGATAAAATTACTGCTGTTAATACGGCTTTGTATGATGCAGATGGGACAAGAAGGACATTGATACATCCTAGATGTAAGGAATTGATAAAAGCACTAAGAACTCTGACATATGCACCTAATACTGGGCTTCCTAATAAAAATTTAGGAGTAGATCATGCTTTTGACGCTTTTGGTTATCTATGTTTGCAACAATTTAATTTGGCAAAACCAGAGACATTAGGTCAAACTGCGTTTAGAATATACTAAGAGTTACTTTTTACTATGCCAAAAGGCGCAGGAACTTATGGTTCTAAGGTTGGAAGACCCAAGAAAAAGAAGAAAAAAACTAAAAAGAGGTGTAACTGTGGCTAAGAAAAAAGGGCTTTATGCCAATATTCACGCAAAAAAGAAGCGTATTAAAGCTGGTAGTGGTGAAAAGATGAGAAAACCTGGAAGTAAAGGAGCACCAACGGCTGCTGCATTTAAAAAAGCCGCTAAAACCGCTAAGAAAAGGAAGAAATAGCTGTAAAAGTTCTAAATTCACGGTAGTATAATCATATAAGTAAAATTTTCTTTAAATCATGGCATTTTTTCGTGGCGAAGAAGGCTCTGTATCATTTGATAACGGAACTGGATCAGTTGGAGCTATAGCTTCTACTACTGCTTGGACTTTAGATACAACAAAAGACACATTAGAGTGTACTGCTCATGGAGATACCTCAAGAAAGTATGTAGGATCTTTAATCTCTGGCTCTGGTACTGTTGATCTTCTTTATACAGCAACATCTGGTGATGATACTGCTGAAATTATTACAGATGTTTTAACTGCTGAAGATGCTGGCGATGCTTCATTTAATCTGTTTTTAGACACATCAGGTAGTAAAAAATTAAGTTTTAACGGAATTATTACAGGAACTTCTTTTAGCTCTACTGTCGGAGACATCTCAACTGTATCTGTAAGTTTTGTAACTAATGGTGCTATTACTTCTGCTATTTAATAATAAAACAGGCGGAAAATTAAATGACCTTCGCAATTCCAGGTAAAATTAAAACAAAGATTATAACTTCCACCTCCCCAGGTGGAGTAGATAGTCCTTTTACTAGAACAAGGGCTGTTCTGGATATGATGAAGAGTTGGGAAATAATGAAAGCTGTTACTGAAGGTACTGAATATTTAAGAGAAAATAGCGAAGCGTTTTTACCTTTAGAGCCACGAGAAGATTATGACGCTTACATGGCAAGAGTAAATAGAGCAGTATTTAGTCCGTTTACA